TCAGCTCCCCGGCTGGTCAGCAGGCGCCCGGAACGCGAAGCGCGCCACGATCCGGCGCGCCCAGGGTTCGGACAGGGTGGACTCGACGACGCCGTGGCCGTCATAGGCGTGGATGAAGCGCGGCACCGGGCCCGCATCGCTTTGCAGCCCGAGGTGCTTGGCCACGGCCCCCTCCCGCATGCGGAAGAGTATCACGTCGCCCGTCTTTGCTGACTCCAGCGGCCGCGCCTCCAGATGCCGCAGCGCCGCGCGCCACAGCACCTCGTCCCGCGCGGGCTCCGACCAGTCGGCGCTATAGGCTGGCACGGCCTCCGCCTCGTCACCGTAAAGCGCGCGCCAAACGCCGCGGATCAGCCCGAGGCAATCGCAGCCCGCCCCGAGCACGCTCGCCTGGTGCCGATAGGGCGTCCCGAGCCAGAGGCGCGCGATCTCCACCGGATCAGCCATCACGCCGCCCGCCGTCATTGGCCTCGCCCGAGCGCGGCACGGCGGCCAGCCAGTCCTCGCCGGGGATATGCGGAAAGCCCCGGAAGTTGAGAAAATTGTCGAACTTTCCCCGACAGGTCGCCTCCTTCCGGTCACAGCCCGCCGTCAGTCTCACCCGGTCCCCCGGGGCGAGATCGGCCCGGAGCGCCTGCCACAGGCCCAGATGCCGCAGCCCGCCCCGCGCGCCATCCTCGCGCACCATCTCCGACAGACCCGCCGCAGCGCCGCTCAGCACCTCGAGCCGCCCGTGCCGGAACCAGCCCGGCGGCCTGCCCATGTTCTCCACGCTGACCACCGCGCCCTCGACCTTCGCCACGTCGGCCTCAACCCGGAACCCCGGCGCGGTGAGGTCGACCTTGCAGGCCCCGTCCCCCAGCACCGCATCGCACACCGGCTGATATTCCCGTCCCACCGGCTGGTTCAGCGCCTCGGCCAGGCCCCTGAGTTCCGCATGGAACGCCCCGCCTCCCCGCACGATCTCACCCAGCGTGCCGCGAAAGCGCAGCTCCCGCACGCCGGGCCGCGCCCAGTTCACCAGCCAGGACCGCACCTCCGCGCCGTCATATCGCCCGGCGGCGATGTCGGCCTCCGTCACCGCCGCATCGGACAGGATGCCCAGCGCCTCGGTATTGTCCACCGAGAGCCCGGTGGACTGGCTCAGGCTCCGCGCCGTCATCCCCGTATCGGCCCGGAACACCACGCCCTCGAAGGTCAGATCGCGGTCATGATCGGTGAAGCCCAGCCACACGCCATCCGCCCGGTCGATCCGCCAGCACCGGCAGACCGTGGTGCAGCCCGTCGCCAGATGCGCCGCCAGCGCCCCGGTCATGTCCGCACCTCGATCACGGGCAGATCGGGCGCCTCCCCGGCGCGGAAACTCTCCACCGAGGTGGCGATCCGGTCGGTGTCGAACCGCACCGGCACGTCGAACTCGAACCCCGCCGTCACCCGCACGCCCGCATCGGGGGGATGCACGAACGTGATCGCGCCGGTAGTGGTATCCAGCGCGTAATGCTCCCCCGGCAGGCGCAAGAGGCCGTCCAGCGCCACGATCACCGTGCCCGCCACGGGCTTTGCGATGGGCCGGTCATAGGCCCCCTCGCCCTGCCCGTAGCGTTTCACGAGCTGGAACACCCGGCGTTCTTCGTCGCCCTCGCCAAGGAACTGGTCCACGACCGTCAGCTCCCCCGAAGGCCGGCAGGATTTGAAATCCCCCCAGTCCTTCCAGCGGAACCCGTGGAGCTGCCCCCGCCGCGCCTCGAAGAACGCGACGACATCCTCCAGATCGTCGAGCGACCGCAGCCCCAGCCCCGCGTCATAGCGCCGCCGCGAATGGGCCCAGGGGCTGTTGCGCTCCTCCGCGCCATTGGCGAGCGTGACAATTTCCGTCCGCCGCTCCGGGCCGCCACGGGCGCCAAAGGACAGGGCCGCGGGAAAGCGGACCTCGTGAAACGACATCGCGCGCCCCCCCTCAGCGGTTGCGCTGGCCGCGGGCGATGGCCCGGCCAAGCTGCGCCGCGATCTGCCCGCGGCTCTTCTCGAACCCCCGCGCATCGGGGGTCGTCACATGCATCGTCACCTGGACCGGCTGTCCGCCACCCCCCGAGGCGACACCCAGCCGCCCGTCGGCGCCGCGCGCCAGCGGCAGGATCGCCTCCGGTCCCGCCTCGCCCATGAGCCCGGTGCCGCCCCTCATCGGAAAGGCCGTGGCCCGGCTCACGACGCCGCCCTGCGAGAAGGGCATCACCCTGCCCCCGGCAAAGCTGCCGCCCTGAGCAAAAGGCATCAGCGAGGACACCACCGACTGCATCCCTTGGGTCAGCAGCCCGCCCATGTGGTCGGCCACCGGCGTGATCGCCGCGGAATAGGCGGTGTCCGCCATGGTCCGCGCCAGGCCCTTGAGCGCGTCCTTCAAGGTCGCCCCGTCGAACACCAGATCGTCGAACGCGCGCTTGAGCCCCCCGGAAAAGCCCCGTTCCACCCGGCCAAGGTCCCGCGCCACGCCCTGCAAGGACCCCTGCGCGCGGCCAAGTTCCTGAGAAAACACCTCCGTCAGCCGCCCCGTCGCGCCCAGCGCGCGGCCCAGCGCCTCCACGTCGTCCTCGAACGCCTCGATCTCGCTCATCGTGCTTGCTCCCCTGCTCTGTCCGGATAGCGCGCGGCCAATTCCTCAAGCCGCGCGCGCATCATCGGCGCGGGGCCGCCGGTCTCTGCCCCCAGCATCAGCGCGAGCTCCACCGGCGTCAGCGCCCAGAACTCCGCGGGCCGAAGCCCGAGCCCCCTCAGCCCCGCGTGCATCAGCCCCGCCCAGTCGAGCCGCGCCATGGCTCAGCCCTCCGGCAGCGCGAAGGCCCGCGCCAGCGCCTGTCCCGCCGCCTGCGCCGCTGCCACCGGCCCGCCTGCGATCTCGGCGGCCAGCAGATCCGCAGCCGTCACCCGCCAGCCGCCACCGCGCAGCCCCGCCACGATCAGCGCCATGACGTCCCGCGTGGAGAACCGCCCGGCCTCGAACCGCTCCACCAGGTCCACCAGCGTATCCGCCTTCAGCGCCGCCTCGAGCTCCGCCAGCGCGCCCAGCGTCAGCTTGAGCACCCGCGGCTCGCCGTCGACGACCAGCGTCACCTCTCCGGCCCAGGGGTTCACTGCGTATCCGGCGAAAAGCTCAGCGTGCCTGCAGAGGCCAGCGCCATCTCGAAGGTGGCCTCTCCGTCATAGGTGCCTGCATATTCGATCGAGGTGATCAGGAAGGGGCCTTCCACCACGCCGAAATCCGGGATCACCACCTGGAAGGCCGGCGTCTCCCCGTCCCAGAAGATCTGCCGCACCCGCTCATCCGTGGCCGCGTCCTTGAACACGCCCGAGCCCGAGATCGTGGCAGATTTCACCCCCGCGCCGGTCAGCAACTCGCGCCAGCCCCCCGACTCGAGCGAGGTGACATCCAGCGTCTGCGCGTTGAAGGCGAGACGGCTGGCGCGCAGGCCCGCCGCGGTCTCGAAATTGCCGGTGCCGGTCATGTCGACCTTCACCAAGAGGTCCTTGCCGTTCTGGGCCACCATGGCGTCGTCTCCCGAATGGAATGGTCAGTCGTCCTCGATCCGCGCGGCAAAGCGCAGATCGATCCGGCGCAAGGCGGCGCCATCGGTGCGCCGCGCGCGCACCCTCTCCAGCCGCAGCGCCACCAGATGGCCCCGCGACAGCGCAAGGTCCGCGCCGTCGAGCGCATCCGACACCGCCACCGCCGCCCGTTTCGCCCCGGCAAAGCCGGGCTGGCCCGACACCACCGACACGGTGAACCGGTGCAGCGCGCCCCGCCCCGTCACGTCGCCGCGCCCCAGCACCTCCTCGGGGCCAAGCGCCACATAAAGATCGGGCGCGGGCCCCGGCGGCAGGGCGTCATGCACCGCAGCCCCCACCTCCGCCGCCAGCGCCGGATCGGCCAGCAGCGCGGCATACACCGCCTCCTGCAGGGCGGCGCCACAGCCATAGCTCATCGCACCCGCTCCTCTTCGGCGTGAATCTCCAGGTAAAGCGCCCCCGCCCGGCTCTCGCCCACGGCATGGACGGCATAGACCCTGTCGCCGTCGCGCAGCCGCTGACCCGGGACCGGCCGCGACAGAGTCCCCTCCGCCGCAGCACGCACCGTGATCCTCAGCCCCAGCCGGGACTGCGCCACCACAGGCCCCGCCACCGCCCGCCCCGCGCGGGCCTCCACCGCAGCCCAGAGCGTGCCCAGCGGCACCCAGGTCTCGGCATAGCCCCCTGCCCCGTCCGGCACACGTCGCCGGTCCTCCAGCGTCAGCCGCCGTGAAAGACGCGGCGCGCTCACGGCGCACCCCCGAAGCCCGCGCGCACGATCCGGTGCCGCTCCACGAGCGCGTTCACGCTGTAGGGCAAGGCACCGCCCGCCAGCCCCGCCTCATGGCGGTACTCGTAGTAATGCGCCGCCAGCAGCATCACCGCATGGGCGAGATCCGCGGGCAGATCGCTCCATTCGGGGCCAAAGCCCGCCAGAAACGTCACCTG